AAAAAAGTTATATCAGAAAATGGTAGCTAAAATTTTTGGGGTCGACGTAAGAACGTGGCGACGTTGGGAATGTGGAGAAGCTCAAATTAGAACCGACAGAATAAAGGAATTTGCTGATTATTTTGAGGTGA